AACAATAAAATTAATTGAAGAAAGATTACAATTTTCATTTATGTTAAATACTTCTGTTCAAAGAAATAACGACAGAGTAACTGCTACAGAAATAAATTATGTATCTAAAGAACTAGACGATAGTTTAGGTGGTTTATATTCTTTATTATCACAAGAATTACAATTACCTTTAATTAATAGGTTAATGCAACAAATGGAAAAGAAAAAAGCATTACCTACTTTACCTAAAGACAGTGTACGTCCTAAAATAGTTACAGGATTAGAAGCCTTAGGTAGATCAAGTGACTTACAAAGATTAAACACATTTGTTCAACAGCTACAACCATTTGCAGAACAACTTATGACATATTTAAATTTAGATGAATATGTAAAAAGAGTTGGTACTTCTCTTGGTGTTGAAATGCAGGGACTAATAAAATCTCCTGAGCAAGTACAAGCTGAACAACAAGCTATGCAAGAACAAATGATGCAACAACAAAATTCCCCTGCCGTTGTAAAAGAGGGTATGGGTATGGTCAGGGATAGCTTTAAAGACCAAAGGGAGAAAACTAAAGGAGAATAATTATGGTTGATACCGTAAACGTACCTGTGGAAGAAGTAAAAGAAACACAGGAATATTTAGACGAAATGTCTAAAAAAGCTGATGATGCTCAACAAGTTGCAACTGAATCAGCACCAACAACTGAACCTGCAAAAGAAGAACCTATTTTAGGTAAATTTAAAAGTCAGGAAGATTTAATAAAATCGTATCAAGAGTTGGAAAGAAAGTTAGGAGAAACTTCTAAGTCAGAAGAAACAGAAGCTCCTAAGGAAGAATTAAAAGCTGACACTAAAGTTAATTTTGATTTTCAAAATGCTCAAAGAGAATTTGAAGATACAGGAGAATTAAGTCAAGATACAATTTCATCTTTAGAGAAAGCAGGATTACCTAAATCTTACATTGATAATTATATTGCTGGACTTGATGCAGTAGCTAAACAATTTGAAGCTAAAGCATTTGAAACTACAGGAGGCGAAGAAAATTATAAAAGTATGACTGATTGGGTAACTAATAATCTTTCTGAAACTGAAATAAAACAATTTAATGATAACATTGGTCAAGATAATGAAACAGCATTATTTACTATTAAAGGTATGTATGCTCGTTTTAATTCTGAAACTAGAGAACCAAACTTAGCAACAGGCACTACTGGTCAAAGTCAAGGTGGAGCTGCTTATGAAAGTATCGGTCAAATGAAAGCTGATATGCAAGACCCTAAGTATGCTACTGACAGTGCATTTAGAAAAATGGTTGCTGACAAAGTTGCAAGATCAAAAGTTATTTAACAAGTTTCTAAGGACAACTTGCTAGTCCTAGAAAAGCAAAGTAAAAGTAAGACATTACCTTTCTGAGGAAAGACAATTCTGCTTCTGAAATTATTACGCTAATTTAGCAAACAACCTATAACATAAGGAGATATATATAATGTCAAATTATACTGTATCAGATATAGGGCAAAATGCTGGATCAGGTAGTACTACTGCGGCTTTCTTAAAAGTCTTCAGTGGAGAAGTTATTACTGCTTTTGAAACAGCAAATTCAACCCTAGACAAACACTTAGTTAGAACAATTAGTTCTGGCAAAAGTGCACAATTTCCAGTTGTTGGAAAAGTCACTACAGCGGCTTACCATACAGCAGGAAATGAAATAACAGGTGGTTCTGTAACTCACAATGAGAGAACAATCTCTATTGAGAATTTACTTATCGCACCTGTGTTCATCGCTAAAATTGATGAAGCTATGTCACACTATGACGTAAGATCAATCTACACAAAAGAAATGGGTAGAGCATTAGCGAACCAAATGGATAAACACGTTTACCAAAATCTTATCCTTAACTCTAGAGCAAGTGCAGCAGCTCCTCAAGCAGCTGGTGCAGCACTTACAGATGCTGACTTTAATACTAACGCAGCTTCGGCAGCGGCTACTATTTTCTCAGCAGCTCAAGCTTTAGATGAGGCAGATGTCCCAGCAGAAGACAGATACGCAGCAGTTAGCCCAGCGGCTTACTACAATCTGATTCAAGGTACAACTGTAATCAATAGAGATTGGGGTGGATCAGGTTCATACTCAGATGGAAAAGTATTAAAAGTTGCTGGAATAAATATTATTCCAACTAACAACTTACCATCTACAAACATCAGTTCTGGTGTTGCTCAAGGTTCTAGCACAAATTTTGCTGGAAACTTCTCAACAACAGTTGGCTGTGTTTGGCAGAAAAATGCGGTTGGAACTGTGAAACTAATGGACTTATCAACTGAGATGGATTACCAAATCCAAAGACAAGGTACATTGATGGTAGCTAAGTACGCTATGGGTCATGCACCTCTAAATCCAGTTTGTTCAATCGAGATCAAAACATCGTAATTATATTACTTTGTTTTTAAACTTAGGAGGCGGCTTCGGTCGCCTCTTAATTATAGGAATTATATTATGGGAACAGTAACTACAAAACTTGAATCTGTAAATGTTATGCTTACAGCGATTGGAGAAAGTCCAGTTAACACAATTACAGCTTCAACTACAAATGATGTTTCTATAGCAATACAAATTTTAGAAAATGTCTCAAGAGAAGTACAAAGTGTAGGTTGGCATTTTAATACAGATACAAATTATTTATTAGCTAAAAATTCATCTAATCAAATTGAATTACCTGCAAACTGTCTAAGAGTTGATACATCAAATAAAGATGCAGATTTAGATTTAGTTGAAAGAGCTAGAAAACTTTGGGATAGAGAAAACCACACTTATACAATTAATCAAGATGTTAGAGTAGACATAACTTGGTTTTTAGAATTTATAGAAATACCAGAAACAGCAAGAAGATATATTACAATAAGAGCTGCAAGAATATTTCAAGACAGAATGTTAGCTTCTGATACTTTACATAAGTTTCATCAAGTAGATGAAATACAAGCATTAGCTTCATTAAAAGAACAAGAGGGAGATACTAGAGATCATAGTATCTTTGATAATTATTCTACTTATAGAGTTGTAGATAGAGGTAATTATCAACCTAATAAAATTACTTTAACAGATGAATAATGGCTGCAAGATTAATTTCCAATTCAATTCCAAATTTATTGAATGGGGTTTCTCAGCAACCAGATACAGTTAAATTACCAAACCAAGCAACAGTACAAGAAAATGGTTTATCAGATATTATTTCAGGATTAGGTAAAAGACCACCTACAGAACATATAGCAAAATTAAACACTGACACACATACAAATAGTAAAGTACATATTATTAATAGAGATAGTACCGAACAATATGTTGTCTTAGTTAATAACCAAAGTGTAAAAGTTTATGATTTAGCGGGAAATGCTAAAACAGTTGTTACTCCTGATGGAGTTTCTTATTTAACATCAACAGCACCACAAGATGATTTTAATTTAGTAACTGTAGCTGATTACACTTTTGTAGTTAATAAAACTAAAGTTACAGCAAAGTCAGGATCAGCTTCTACAACTAGACCTGACGAAGCTATTTATTATATTAAAAATGGTCAATACAAAACAACTTACAAAATTAATATAGATGGTTCTGAAGTTGCAAGTTTTGAAACTCTTGATAATTCTAGCTCAGGAAACGCATCATCAATTACAACAGATAATATTGCAACAGAATTAACTAACGATTTAAATTCTAATTTATCAGGATACACAGTATCTAGAGACGGTTCTATTATATATGTTTCTAAAAACTCAGGAACATTTACATCAACTGTTTCAGATGGATTAGGAGGAGATGGATTAATTTTAGTTAAAGATAAAACTAATTCATTTTCAGATTTACCATACAAAGGCTACACAGGTTTTGTAGTAGAAATTGTAGGAGATGGTGGAACAGAATTTGATAACTACTTTGTTAGATGGGACGGTAGTGCTTGGGTTGAAACAGTAAAAGATGGATTAGATAATTCTTTTGATGTTTCTACAATGCCACATTTACTTATACGAACAGCTGATGGAAATTTTAGATTTTGCAAAGCAGACGGCTCAACTTACACGGTTAGTGGAACTTCATATACAGAGCCTGAATTTGCATCACGAACAGTAGGGGACGAGACTACAAGTCCTGACCCTACTTTCGTGGGAAGAAAAATAAATGATATATTCTTTTATAGAAATAGACTTGGGTTTTTATCTGATGAAAATGTAATATTTTCTAAGGCAGGTAAATTCTTTACATTTTGGGCAACTACAGTAACTACTGCTGTTGATGATGATATGCTTGATGTAGCTGTTAGTCACAATAAAGTTTCTATCTTAAAATACGCTGTACCTTTCAATGAACAGCTAGTTTTATTTTCAGATCAAACTCAATTTACTCTTGATGCTGAAGAAGCATTAACTGCAAAAACAGTTTCAATAAACCAAACAACTGAATACGAAATAGATGATAGTTGTAAGCCAATAGGATTAGGACAGAATATTTATTTTGGAATATCTAGAGGTAGTTTTGCAGGTGTTAGAGAATACTATGTAACTTCTGAAACAGAAATAAAAGATGCTTTAGATACTACTGTTAATTTACCTAGATATATTACAGGATCAATAACAGGAATAAAAGGTTCTTCTGCTGAAAATACTTTATTTGGATTTGCCTCAGGAGAAAGAAATGCTTTATTTGTTTATAAATATTATTTTGATGCAAACCAAAAAGCTCTACAAAGATCGTGGTCTAAATATGTATTTGACACTAACGATGTATTACTAGATGGAGACTGTATACAAAACTTTTTATACATTGTCGTTAAGAGAGCTGATGGAACTTACCTAGAAAAGACAAATTTAAAAACAAATGAAGTAGATACAGGTTTAACTTTTCCAGTATTGTTAGATAGAAAAACAGTTTTAACTGGAGTTTATAGTAGTGGAACAGGTAAAACAACTTGGACTTTACCTTATCAAGAAAGTGCAGCTAAAGAAGTTGTATTAGGTGGTTCTTGGGGTTCTACACAAAAAGGAAGAAACTTATTTTTATCTGCCTCAACAAATACAACAGTTGTAGTTGATGGGGATTACTCGGCTAATCCTGCTATTGTTGGAAGAAAATATACTTTTAAATATCAGTTTCCTACTTTTTATGTAAGAGAACAAAAATCATCTGGCAACTCAACAACTGTAAACTCAGGAAGATTACAGTTAAAAAATATGAGTGTTATATTTGGAGATACAGGTTTCTTTGAAATCGTACTTACTCCATTAGCTAGAACTGCATCAACTTATAAATTTACAGGGCAAACACTAGGATCAAGTACATTTACTCTTGGACAACCTAATTTGGAAAGTGGTACTTTTAAACTTCCAATTCAATGTAAAAATGAAGATACAAAGTTAGTTATACAATCAGATAGTTTTGTTCCGTGCAATTTCTTATCTGCTGAGTGGGAGGGTATATTCTCTGTTCTTTCAACTCGTGTGATAACTTAATGAAAATAGATGAAATAGAAACAACAAGTAAGCATATAAAATTATTAGTAAAAGATTTAAGACCTGAAGACGAAGACGAAATTAAAGCTAAAACAGGAACAACTAATGTTCAAAAAACTTTATTAACAGGTTTTGCTATGACCGATTATTGTCGTTCATTTTTTGTTGATGATAAAATTGCAGGTGTATATGGAGTAGTAGCCTCTTTAGATAATAAAGATATTGGCTCTCCATTTTTATTATGCACACCTAAAATTAAAAAACTAAAGATAAAATTTTTAAGAGAATGTAAAAACAGAGTAGAAGAAATGTCAGATAAATTTCCTATACTTTTTAATTATATAGACAGTAGAAATAAACTTCACTTAACTTGGCTTAAGTGGTGTGGATTTAAAATTATTAACGAGAAGACATTTAATGATGTTTTATTTTATGGATTCCTAAAGGAGAAGAAAAAATAATATGTGTACAATGGAAGCGTATGTAGCTGGGCGAGTATTACAAGGTTATACACAGTACAAAGCAGATAAAGATAAAGCAAGATACATTAATAATCAAACTGATAACAAAGCAAAAAATCTAAGAGAAGAAGCAATCTATAAAGACAATACTTTAATTAGACAACAAGAAGTTAAAGAAGATCAACTTTCAGATAAAAAGTTTACTTTAAAAACAGAAGAAGTAATAACTAAAGGTAAAGCAAAAGTTGCTTTCTTTGAAAAAGGTATTGGTGGTAATTTATTTAATAGTGTTATTGGAGATATATCTAGACAAGCTGGTAGGCAATCTAACAAAATTGATCTTAACTATGAAAATTATATTAGAGCTATGAGTGATAATAGATTAGCTTACAACAGAAGATTTACTAATCAAATTTTAAATTTACCAAGAGCAAACAAACCATCATTTATGACTTATGCTTTAGAAACAAGTATGGATATTGGTGGAATGTATTTATCTAATCAAGCACCAAGTACTCCTGCTGATGGTGGGATTGACGTTGGAGATATGCCATAATGGTTAAAATAAATACAGATTTAGGAGTTAATATTGAATTAGAAAACGCACCAACACCCGTAGATGTACCTGTTGGATCAGGAGCTCAAATAGTTGGTAAAGATAAATTTGGTCAGCTAGCAGATACTTTAGCTAGAATAAATCCTAAGATTCAAAAACTTGCACAACAAAATATAGAACGAGAAAATTTAAAAGAAGCAAATTTAGGTGCAGCTAAAATTAATGGAATGACTTTAGAAGAATCTAGAGATGCTGCTAAAAAAGGTTTTCCAAATATTTATAACGGTTGGGCTAGATATGGAGCTTACAAACAATATGCTCTTAACTCTGTTGATGGAATGGTTGCTGATTGGAAAGATGAATATATCTCTAAAAGAAATGTAGCAGGATATAATTGGCAAGAACATTACAATGAGTTTAGTCAAGGTTATTTATCAGATAAAGAGGGAGACGAGTTTTTTGCTTCTGCTTATAATGATGCAACTGGTAATCTAAGAAAATGGATTAACGTAAAAGAATTTGAAAAACAAGAAGAAGATTTAAAATATACAGTGATTGGTAATACATCTAAAAGTATTCAATCTTTACCTGACCAAGTATCTACTGCTCTTGAAGTAGCTTTTTATGAAGAAGAATTACAAGAGTTTGGCGAAATGGGTACAATGAACACTACAGATTATCAAAAAAGAAAAGCAAAATACTTTCAAGATAATATGTCTGATACTTTCTTAGAATTATACAACACTGTAAAAGAAAACAGAAACCCTGCATTAACAAGAGCAGAGTTTGACGATATTGTAATTAATGAAGCTGAACTACACGCTTCTTTAGATGGTAGGTTTGCAACAGAATATATTGAATTATTAACACAAGGTAGACCTGATGGTACTCCTGCAATAATTAATAATCCTAAGTATCAAAAAAGAGTTACTTCACTTATAGAAAATCTAAAAGATGCAATAAAATTAAATGTAGATTCTGTAAATTGGACTAACGGTAATGTTGGTTCTATGTCAAAAACTGAACGTACAGAATTAGGAAAAAACATATTTGATAAAGAATTTAGAGTAAGAAAAAATAGTGGTGCTAGTAATGCCGATGCTTTCTTAGGTTCTACTTTTGCTATAATGAATGGCATTAAAAGAAATGAACCAATTAAACAAATAGTAGATTTATTTGAAAAACCATTAAGTAGTGAATACACAGAAGATTCTAAACTAGCTTTAGAGGTTTATGCTGCACTAGAAAAAAATGGAGTTACAGGAATATACTTTAAAGAAAACGATAAAAACAAATTTAAATTCTTTGTAGCTAATTTAAAAATTCAATCAGGACAAGACCCTAGAGATGTTATTAGAGAAATGGGTACTATGGATACTCTAACAAAAGAAATTAATGAGTTGTCTTCTACTGATAAGAAAACACTTCAAAGTTATGGTGGTAATATGGCTTATCCTCCAAACCAAGAATTATACTATATGACTGCCCAATATTTTAAAAATATAAATTCAGGAATGAATGATAATTATTTAGGTCAAGCTAAACAGTTTATAGAACAACATTATACTTTAGTTAATGATCGTTGGGTAAGTAATTATAAGATGAATCAATTTGGAGTAACTAAAGATACTTACGATTCATTTAAAATAGCAGCAATACAATTATTGTCTGAAAAATTAAATACAGAAAAAAACATTATTCAAGAAAGTGATTTAGTTGGTTTTGAATTTGATGAAACTAATATGAATCCTGATTTTAATATTGCTGTATCAAGTGGTATTGATCTTAATAAATATGAATTAATTGTTAATGATGCAGATGATACACTTTATTTTAAAGTAGATGATGGAAGTCCTTTAGAAATACCTGCAACTGTAGAATATAAATCAGGCGAAACTGTATGGTTAGAAATACCAATAGATATAGTTAGAAAAAGATACGATTTAAATGTAGCCAATGAAACTGCTCGTTTAGATAAAATAAGAGATGCTAAAGATGAAAAACTAAGAATAAAAAAAGAGAAGAATCAAGAATTTTTATCAACACAAGAGGGAATGACACCATAATATGACAAGCATTAATTGGGATTTTATTTCAAGCCTAGAGGGTAAAGGAGTTAAGAAAGCATATGTACCTAGTGATAACTCTGGTGTTACAGTAGCAACAGGATTTGATCTTAAAGAAAAAGATACACAGATATTGAGTGATATGGGTATATCACAAGAGACAACAAGTTTATTATCTCAATTCTTTGGTATGTCTGGTGCAGAAGCAAAATCAGCTTCAGAAAATTTTAGTTTAAATGATGAACAAGTTAAAGAAATAGATAAAGCTAGTCATAGTTGGTATGCTAATCAAGTAAAGAAAACTTATGAAAGTAAAGAACATAAAACTGCTTGGGATCAATTAACTGAAGCAGAAAGAACGGTTGTAGCTTCAGTAGGTTTTCAACACGGAACATCTTTTACTAGAAAAGACGGTTCTGAAATGAATTACATTAAACAAGCTAGAGATGGAGATTGGGAAGCTCTTGAAGCTAACTTAAGAAATTTTGGAGATGACTTTAATACTAGAAGAAATAAAGAAGCAGATTTTCTAGCTGCCGAAAAAAAAACTCTAGATGAGAAGTTTATACCAACAGATATAACTAAACAAAAGTTTTTATACTCTGAACTACCTGATGTTAGTAGAGGTTTATTTTTAGATAAAGCATATAATTATAGCGAACTACAAAAACATATTGCTGAGGGTAGAACTATTAGTGCAGCTTTAAAAGCATCGTTAGTAGAAAATACAATTTTCTCTAATGCTTACGAATTATTTACTTCTCCTACTTTTGTCCAAGAAGATGGATTTAGTATGAAGAATAATAAAGAAGAATTTGATGCAGTAATTAAACAATATAATTTAAATCCTGATTTTGCAGATAGTCTAATAGGTGCTTTAAATGGAGAGCATTTAAAATACTTAGGAGAAAAAGCTGCAAGACACCAAAAGAATGCTGAGTTGTTAGCTTCGTATGGTTGGGGAGGTATAGCATTACAATTTGGTACTTTTATATTAGACCCTGTAAACCTTACTGGTTATGGAGCTCTAGGAAAAGTAATGAAAGGTACTCAGTTTTTAACAGGATTAACTAGAAGACAAAACTTTGTTAGATCAGGTTTAGCTTATGGTTCTATGGAGGGAGCTTTGTATGCTCCAATAGCAGCAAATAATCCTACAATGGGACTAAATGATGTACTAATTGCCTCTGCTTTAGGTGGCACTCTTGGAGGGGGTATCTCTGCTTTAACTGCTAAAAACCTAAGAAATATAGCTAGTTCAACGCAAAGACAAGACTTAGTAGAGAATGGATTAACACCATCAAAAGAAGCTGATGCAACAACATTTAAAAATACTAAACCTACTCAGAAAAATAAGAAATTAGAAAAAGAATTAGACGAAACAGCATTAGTAGATAGCGTAGAATTATTCTTTCCTAAATTAAGAAATATTCCTTTTTTAGGATTTAGTATGACTAGATCAGGTACTTTAGGTACTAGCTTATCTAAAGAAGCAAGATTATTTAATTTTAAAGCAATGGAAGATGCCATTGGTTATAAAGACAAAAAAACAGGTCTAGCTGCAAAGCAAGATTCAACTGTTGAAATGACAAGAGATCAAACTCTTATGCAAGCTCATAATACTGTCTATGGAAATGTAGGCGATGCTATGAAAGGTTATCTTAAAGAAAGAGGGTTTGGTGGAGTAAGAGGTTTCTTTCAGTTTGGTCATAAAACAAAATTTATGCACGATACTAAGAGATCAATAATTGCACTTGGTAAGCGAGAAAAGAAACAAAGATTAACTGACACTGAAGAAGCGTTATTAAAAGATACAAACCTTGTAAAAGCTGCAAATGCTTATGCTGATGGTTTTCAACTATGGGCTAAACTTTTAAGAGAAGCAGGTGTTGAGGGTGCTGAAGATTTAGCACAAAACACAGGTAGATATTATGTACCAAGAAAAATTAGTTTTGAAAGTTTCTTAGCATTAGAAAAAAGAATTGGAGAAAATGGTATTGAAGATTTATTAACACAAGCAATATCAAAAGAACAACCTCTTTTAAATAGAGTAGATAATCCTGCTGCTGCTAGAACAGATAAAGATATTAAAGCAGATGTTTCAAAAGCAAGAGCATTAGCTAGAGTGATAGTGAAAGCTGCAAAATATAATAGTAGACAAGGTGGATTTGATATTGAACAACTTATAAGAATTAAAGACCCTGCAAAATTAAGAGAATATATTGATGATGTATTTTCTAATCTTGAACCATCTCAAAGAGATGAATTATTTAATGGATTAAAAAATCAAATTAAAGTTTTAACTTCTGGTAGATTTAAAGAAAGAATTAGATTAGATGAAAACTTTGAATCTGTTATTAATGGACAAAGAATTAGATTAGATGAAATATTTGAAAATGATGTAGACTTACTTTGGCATTCATACACAAACGAAATGTCAGGTTGGTACTCTCTTGCAGATAGAATGGGTATTAAAGGCAGAACTGAATGGATTGCTTATAGTAATAAACTAAAGAATCAAATTAGAGATACTTATAGAGACCCTAATGCAGATAAATTAAAAAAAGATAAAAATGCAATTCAAAGAGGATTTGGTAATAAATTTATTGCTAATGAAGAAATAGATACAATAGATAGTTTCTTTAATAATCTTATGGGTAGATCAACAGAAGCGGGAGACCCTACTGTTGGTATGAATAAACTTTTAAGAGATTTAAGAAGATTTAACTTTGTTAGAGTACTTAACCAAGTTGGTATAGCACAGCTTCCTGAGTATGGAGTAAACATAGCTCAACAAGGATTTAAAGTTGTACTTAATGAAGTACCCGCATTTAGAAAAATACTTGATGATGCACAAGATGGAAAATTACCAGATACTTTTTATAAAGATGTAGCTGTGACTGGATCATCTAATGGAGACGACTATATTTATAGACAGTATCAAGCTATGGACGTTATAGATAGAGGTGTATCACAATTAGATACGACAAAAGGAAATTTAGTATCTAGACCTGTTGCTAACGCTTTTGAAAAAGGAACAGGACACGCATCAGGTCTTATTGGAATTGATAGAAACCAAAGACGAGTTGCTATGAGATCATTTGTTCATAAACTTGCAGAAGATTTAATAGAGGGTTCTAAAAAGGGCGATTTATTAAAAAATATTTCTAAAGGTAGATTAAATAGATACAGAGTTTTAGGTTTAGGAGACGAAGAACTTTTAGCTTTAGCAAAAGAATTTAATAGCCCAAGAGTAGTTACTACAAAAAATGTTTTAGGATATAGAGTTTTATCTTTTGATTTTGTAGCTTGGAAAGACCCTGCGTTAGTTAAAAAGTTTGGTATAGCAATTAATAGATATACTAAACGATCTGTCCAATACAATATGATTGGAGACACAAGTAGATTTTTCTCTGACAATGCTTATGGAAAATCAATGTCTCAATTTAGACAGTTTATAATGACTGCTTGGAACAAACAATTTTTACACAATATAGCAATGGGAGACTTTCAAACTTTCTCAATGTTTGCTTATACGATGATGGTAGGTGGATCAGCTTATGTAGCACAAGCACACTTTAATACTATTGGTATGAGCCCTAGTGAAAAGAAAGCATATCTTAAAAAGAAACTAGGAGAAAAAGGAGATTACACTAAAGTTGCTTTAGCTTCTTTTCAAAGAGCAGGTTGGTCTTCTGTTATGCCTCCATTTATGGACGCAATCACAGGACAGATAGCACCTGAATATAGATTTAATACTAGATCATCTGGTCAAGAAATGAATTTAATTACAGGAAACCCTACTTACGATTTAGGAGAAAAAGTTTTAGGTATTGGTGGATCAGTACTTAAATCTTTGTTTAATCCAAATTATGATTTTAGTAAGCAAGATTTAAACAGAATAATGAGAATACTTCCATATCAAAACTTATATGGAATCAACCAAACAATTAATTTTATAAGAGACAATTCTGGTTTACCAGACAAAGGACAAAAGGAGTTATATTAATAAATGGCATTTGCAATAGACACATACACGGGTAATGGCAACACAACAAGTTTTAGTATTACGTTCCCTTACATTGAACAAGCTCACGTTATTGTAACTGTTGATGGTGTAACTAAAACATTAACAACTCATTATACTTTTTCTAATTCTTCTACTATTTCTTTTGGAACAGCTCCAGCTGCTTCAACAGTAATAAAAATTACTAGATCATCTAACAGAACAGCTAGACTTGTAGATTATCAAGATGGATCAACTTTAACAGAAGCTACTCTTGACCAAGATGCAAACCAAGCATTCTTTATGGCACAAGAAGCTATTGATGTTACAGAGGGTTCTTTAAATTTAAATGCTTCTGATGAGTGGGACGCAACATCTAAAAAGATTGTAAATGTTACTGACCCTACAGCAGCTCAAGGTGTTGCTACTAAAAATTATGTAGATACTAAATTTACAGCAGATATTAATACAGTAAACACTTATAAGACTGCTGCTGAAACTGCAAAGACAGCAGCCGAAACTGCTGAAACAAATGCTGAGACAGCTGAAACAAATGCAGTCACAGCAAAAAATGCAGCCTTAGTTGCTCAAGCTGCTGCAGAAACTGCTTTAGATACTTTTGACGATAGATTTTTAGGAGCTAAGTCTAGCAACCCAAGTGTTGACAATGACGGAAACGCATTAGTTGATGGTGCATTATATTTTGATACGACTAATGATATAATGAAAGTTTACAACTTAGCTAACACTACTTGGTATCAATTAACTTTAACTACATCTAATCAAAATAATGTTAATACTGTTGTAGGACAAATTTCGCCTACTAATAATATTGCAACGGTAGCAGGTTTAAATTCTGAAATTACAACAGTTGCAGGAAATAATACTAACATTACAACACTTGCAGGAATTACAAATTTAGCAAACTTAGCTAATGCACACGCAGCAGTTTCAAATGTTAATACTAATTTAGCAGCAGTTCAAAACTTTGCAGATGTTTATAGAATATCTGGATCAGCTCCTACTTCATCTTTAAATGTTGGAGATTTATATTTTGATACTACAGCTAATGAATTAAAAGTTTACAAATCTAGTGGGTGGAGTGCGGCTGGCTCTACAGTTAATGGCACTTCTGCTAGATTTTCTTACATAGTTTCAGGTACTCCTACAACTGTATCAGGAGCAGATTCAGCGGGAAATACTTTGGCGTACGATGCGGGATTTGGGGACGTGTACCTTAACGGTGTACGTATGTCTGCAGCAGATATTACAATTACATCAGGAAATAGTGTAGTATTCGCTTCGGCTTTACAAAATGGAGATTTGGTAGACATCGTTGCTTACGGTACATTTAACGTAGCTTCAATAGCAGCTAGTAATATTTCTTCAGGAACTTTTAACTCTGCTCGTTTACCAACAGTACCTACAACAAAAGGTGGTACAGGTTTAACTTCTTTAGGATCAGCAGGACAAGCTCTTGTTGTTAATGCGGCTGCAAATGCTTTAGAATTTTCTAATGCAAGTTCTGCTGAAGTATATGGTTTTGAAAAATACTACAATGCTTCTACTTTAGTTAAAACTGTAACAGTAGTTGGTGGTGTTTTTGTTATTGATGGAGTTTCACAAGATACTTTAGATTTATACGAGGGTAATACTTATGTATTTAATTATCCGTCAGGACACCCATTTAAATTTTCAACGACTGCAAACGGAACGCATGGTGGTGGCTCAGAATACACAACAGGTGTAACTCACAACAGCTCAACACAAGTTACAATCGTTGTGGCTAGTGGAGCTCCAACACTTTATTATTACTGTTCTTCTCATACGAATATGGGTGGCACGGCAAATACACCAACACCTGCAAATAATGCAGTTCAATATATTACGACCAATCAAGGTCAAGATAACATTAGTGAAAGTCAATATGCCAACTTTTCTGATGTTTTATTTAGTGCTTCAGGCTTTGTCTTTAGCATTAACTCAAATGGCAATTTAATATCAACAATATAAGGAAACAAATATGGCAACAATAAATCTGGGTGCTATCAAATTTAACTGGAAAGGTGCTTACAATAGTGGGACATCTTACGCTGTTGATGATGTAGTTT